TGCAGTATGACCTGTTCTTGATAACTTTCTAGTTTGATGATTAGGATGTGTGATATACATAACGTCAGCAGATTGTGCAAATTTAATATCAAATAATTCTGCTGTTAAATAAGGTGAAGATATTTCATAAGGAGTTCCACCAGATAATATTTGACCATTGTCTCTATAAAATCTTATATATTGATCACCAAATTCTAATATGTAAGTTTGTTCAGTGTTAAATTCAAAAGGAATTAATCTTGTAGAGTTAGCTGCTGTTTTTACTGAAGCAACATATTGTGTTCCTGGTCTACGTGCAGCAGCTCCATGTGGATAGATAACCATATTTTCTACTATTGAACAACCAGCAGAATATTTTGCTAAATCATTTCTACCATCTAAACGTGGCGATAATTCACCTGCTGTGAAATTGGTAAGTTGTGCAGCTACTCTAGCCATTTTTAATACCTTGAGTTAATAAATGTGTCTGCAGACATTACATCCGACATTCCATTTTCAGGGTTTACATTATATCCTTCTGTGGAATCTACAAATCTAGCGTCTCTTAATTTTTCTTGATATGATGTAATCATATTTTGTGAAGTAGTATTGTTAGATGTTATTGCATAAGCAATATCTGCACCTAATGCTGCTGATAAAGTTTCTCTTAATAATTCATCATATTGATTAGGATCAATAACTCTTGAAATATATAAAATTTTCATAGTAGAATTATTAGTTAAAATACTTCTACCTTCTACTTTGTAATTTGAATCGTAATCTAATATTCTAAGTAATCTAATACAATCACCAGGTAGATCATATTTATAAGTATAACCCCAAGCAGGTGCTGTAACTGATGATGAAAGTTCTATTCTTACCTGTAAACAACCCCAAACGTGTGATCTAAATACTGCGTCTCTTATTTCTGAATATCTAGCATTGCAAAGTCTAGCGTTTTTTGAATCTTCGTTTAATGAAAGTATAGTCGAAGCTCCTAGTTGATTTAATGCTCCATTACATATTCCTACTACTGATGCCATATTACTTCCTTATAATATACTTACGTCTGATTTGTCTATCTTTTTCTAACGCAAAAATTTCTTCTTTTGTCTTTTCCTCTTTAATATCAAATCCATAATGAAATTTAGAATCATGCTGGAATCTATCTACTAAAACGTACCTATATACATGATTGTCTTTTTTAAAATGTAGTACAGGTTTTAAATCCTTAATCTGCTTCATGCACTCTAGGGGGTTTCAACTCTCGCTTAGACCCCCTAAGAATTTGTATTAATCTAAAACGTAAAACATTTGTAACTGAATAGTACCAGTACCATTAGCACCTGCCAATGTAACTGTAACTGGTAAACCATCTTCGTTAGCATCAACTACTGCGTTTCTGCCTAGAGCCATAGTAACTAAAGCATCAGAACTTGTTGCTGCTGTAGAAGCTGCTGCTGCTTTATATCCGTCAACATCAACTGCTACCGCGTCACCTGCCGCATCAACATAAGCTGCGTAGCCTACTGATAGTGTAGTAGATGCTGCTAGTGCATCATGCGAAACAGCACCAGATAACAATCTAGCACCATTAGGTATAGTAAACATGGTAACTGTTGATTGTTCTGCACTTGCTTCGTATTCAGCAAAAGCTACTCTTACTCTTCCTGTTAGTTCGTTAGTGTCCAACTTTACCGAAGGCGTACTAACTGTTTTTGCGTATTGTATTGAATTAGCCATAATTATTTCTCCTTTTTATATTAAGCTATTATTGTGCTAAAATTGAAATAACTTTCGCTTCTTCCATTCTAGTTGCACCTATTGTTTGACAGTAGTACACTTGTGTAGCGTAAGATTTATCTGCTCTTTCGTCTATCTTAGCAGTTACATCTTTACCAGTTGCAAGTAAAATACCATCTTCAGCAAAGGCTATACATTGTGTATCACCAGAACCATTAGCAGTAAGTCTGTTAGAAACGTGGAATTGGAATCCCATGAAACTATCAATTTCACCATGTACTAATGCTTTAACAGTATTAAAGTCACTTGAAGTAACAGTAGTATTGTTTAACAAATCAGCAATCTCTTTTGGAGATACAATGATATGTCTTTTGATTGAAGGATCAACATCACCTGCATCTAGTAATTGTTTTGCTGCTGCTAATTTAGCAATGTTCATAGTAGTAGAACTATCAACTGCACCAACTGATACTGCAACGATATTTCCTGCAGGAAAAGATACTGCTGTTCCACCTGATACGCCAGTATTAGCTGTTCCAAGTGCTGCTGCGATAATAACATCATCTGTAGCTCTTCCCATTGCATATGCAGCGGCTTTTGCGTAAGATGAAGTTGGGTCTATCAATAGTCTAATTTTGTCTTGTTGATCAATAAGATCAGCAAATTCATAATCAGCTAAGCTAACTCTTCTTCTACTATGTGGTGTATCGATTTGTGGTGTGTCAGAATGTCTAGTAGTTTTTAGAATTGCTGTTACTTTACCAATTTGGTCAAAGTAAGCATCTTTTCCAACTACAGATTCATTTCTAACTGTGTCTTTTAAAAGTGATCCCATTTGTTGAGATAACATTTGTATGTTCGCAGAATATTGTTCTACAAACGCTGTTGTTATTTGTGATGACATATTTGTCTCCTATTTCATTATTGTTATTATTATTGTTATAAAAAACAGAATAGTTCTCCATCAATAATGATAGGCAATTCTTGGATTTAAAGTCTTTTAGACTATAGGTCTATTCCCTATTGCCAAGAAAGGTTCTTGCGAATTTTCTTTCTAATTATTCGTTACAGTATTTTAAAACTATTAGCAAGTTATGATTTCTCTGATTGTAACATTTCTCTTAAAGTATACACTTGTTGTACAGCTTTATCATGGTTAGGATGCTTATGATTCCAATAAGGTCCAGTAGTATCATTAGTAAGTGTTGTTATTTCAGATTGAATATCAGTAACATTACCAGCCGCTTCACTTTCAGTACCAAGTATTTTATCTTCAGAAAGCATAGCTGCAATCTTTGCAAAGCCTTTTATAATTTCTGGATGATCACCAACTCTAGTTCCATCTTGTAATTGTAAATCTAATACTTCTGGATTCATATTTGCTTTTGCTAATGCACCAGCTTTACCAACTTTAGAATCAAAATCTCTACCCCATTCTTTTCTTAACTCTTGTTCAGATTTTGATTGAGCAGTTTCAGTATCAATTCTTGCTTGTTGTTGAGAACCTTCCATATTATTTTTATAGAACTCCAAGATACCTTGAGCTTGTTTATTATTTAAACCAAGTTTATGAGATTGTTCTGCAAAATTTTTCATTGCACTTTCATCCATTGCTACAGATTCTGATTTCATTTCTAATTTATATTTATCTGCAGATTCTGGTCTACCTAATTTTGAATAGACTTCATTCCATTGATCATCAGTTGAATTTTTATTGGGTACAACAACTTTGTCTTGACCAATCATTCTTGTAGCATTGATATAAGATTTTGCTAAAGCATCTATCTCTGTAAATTTTTCAATGTTAGGATCGTTTCTAAATTCTTCACTAATAGAACTTTTCCATGTTGAAACAGGAGTATCTCCTCCACTAACTTTAGATGGTGTTGCTACTGCTTCTGTTACTTCTACAGGCACAGCTTCTTGTGTTATCTGTTCGCTTGACATATTATATTCCTTTTTCTTTTGGGTTTCGCAGCATTGATTTAATAAATAGAATGACGCTACGTTGTCCTTCCATATACGCACTTTCGTGGCTATCACCTTTTATATTTGTGGTAGCATAGAAATGACATCTTTTTTCAAGATCAGTTAAAATTTTCTTTCCTTCATCTGATCCAAATGTAATTTGATAAGTTGTTTTTAATTCCCCTATTAATTTTTCTAATTGTTTATTTACTTCTAACTGTTTATCTGTTTCCATATTATTCCACTAATGCTTTTGCTTCTTCTGGCATTGCTTTTGCGAGTGGTGCGATTTGTCCTCCGGCTTGTGCAAGTTGTTGCATCTGTGCCATTTGTTGTTGTTGTTCAGCTTGTGCTGCTTGTTGTTCTCTTTCTGCATTAACTTGGCTTTGTCTCTTTAATAATTTTTGAGGTAAACCCACTACGTCTGCAATGTGTTTAACTAAAGCATCAAAGTCTATGTAATCAAATACTGGTGCAACATTTGCCAAACCACCTAACATTTCCATAGCTCTATTAATAGAACTTAAGTCTGTAGATTTTTGTGCTTTTGCTAATGGTGAAACATATTCAATATCAATGTCTTGACCAGATAAAAATTCTGGTGCTTCAGGGAACGCACCTTTTCTTAATAGAATATTAAATGCTCTATCAATTAATGGTTTTAATAATTCAGATTGAAGTCTACCAAGTACAGGTCCAAGTAATCTCATCTTCTCTTCATTTCTTTGTATCACTTCTGTTGCAGTCATTTGTGGACCTTGTTGCAACTGTAATTGATTTACATAAAATATATCTCTAATTGCGTCTCTTCTTTGTTGTTCCATATTTAAACCTAGTGGATTATTTGCACCAATGTTTAAAGGTTCAATTCTATCTCTTGTACCTGATCTATAAAAATTTAATCCTCCTGGAACAGTTCTAACTGGAAGTAAGAATCCATCATCTGGAACTAATAGAGGTGGATCAACTTGTTTTTGTGCAGCTTTAATTGTTGTCTTACACATTTCATTTAACATCTTAACATCTGGTAAGGCAGTCATTGCTGGACTTCTTCCATAAATTTCATGTGATGCTTTTAAATATCTAGGACATACAAATGGAAATTCTTTAAATCCAGATACAGATAATTCGTTACCACCTTTGTATTCCATATAGACAGATTCAAAAGGCATATTTTCTTTATCTTTTAAATTAGGATTAAAATCTGATCTTGGATAAACACAATGTAAAACATCCATATCTTGATATGGGTCTTTTTCTGCAATGGCTCTAGTCTCTGTTGAAGCTGTGTTGCCAAACTTTTGTATTAATGCTCTAGCTGATAAAGTAAACTTTCTGTAGACAGTATCAATTCTACCTTTCTCATCTTCTGCAATATAAATTTCATTGATGTGTCTTGTGGAAAATTTTAATAAATCTTCATCATCTTCTTGGATAAACATTGAAGCAGTACCAAATGTAATTAGGTCATGGTACAGTTCAAATATTTCTTGTTGAAAGTTTGATCTATTAAATGCTGTGTACATAACTTCAGTTGCTGCTTCTAACCAAAGTTTAGCTTCATCTTGTTGATCCATGTTAGTGTCTTTAAATTTTAAAGTGAACCAAGCACTAGATGGATTAGTCATCATGCCATGTAAGGATGCTGCTAATAATTCTAAGGCTTGTAGAGGTGATGAATCAAATATTAATTGACCACGCTTATCTCCTTTTGATCTTGTTTTAATTACATCCGCTTTTCTTGGCATCATATAATCAGCTACTTCTTGCCAATGGGATTCCCAAGTTGCTCGTTGTGATTTTAGTCTACCAAATCTTGATAATAATTTTTTTGTTAAATCTGTTGATGCCATATTATATTCTTCCTAGTAAACTTGATTTACCCAATGAATAATCTGATGATGTTTTGGTAACGCCTTGAGAGCTTGTCATAATAGATTGTGATCTTCCTCTTTTTTTATTCTTAAGTAATATTTGTTCTGGTGTTAATTCTGCTGCTTGATCTACTTTAGCTTGAGTTGTTTGAATTTCATTTCCACCAATATTCTTTTTAATAACAGGTGCTGCTGCTACAGTTTTTGCTATTTGGTTTTGATTATTATCTCTGTCATTATTATTTGAAACAGCAACATTATTTTTTTTTTTTGAACCTTGATAATCTGCAGTTCCTATTGCAGAATTGTTAGCTTTATTATTTGCTATATTTGTTTTTGCTTTATCTAACATTGAACCAACACCTTTAATTAAAGCTCCACCTACACCACCATCTTTAATAAATGTTGCTATTGGATTTGGGTCTCTTACTTTTGTTACTTTTGATCTTGTCGGAGTATTTGTAAAACCAGCGTCTGATCCACTTGCTCCTGCATTACTTGCACCCATGTTAATTTTTTCCTAATAATGTGTTAGTTGCATCTGTTGCATCTTCTTGTATGCCAAGCGGTCCAGTTAAGATTGTAGAACGTCTACCTTTTCTTTTTCTTTCCACAGCGTCTCTATCCTTTTTAATTTGAGCTTTTTCTTCATCTGAAATTTCTGAAGATGGTGCTTCTATTACAGGAGCTGGTGGTGGCAATGGCGGCATTTTTGGTTTAAATATTGAACCCATATTAATTTTTCCTTTTTAAATAATCTGATAACTATTATCTGCTATACTTTGTGGAGCAGTTTGTCTAGTATTTAATTCCTGTAACCCCACAGCTAGATACCTCATAGCGTCTGCTGCGTGTGAACTCCAATCATGTACAGGCTTTGTTTTAAACATTCTATTCTTATCAATATACTTTCTGTGATAGTGCCTTAAAGCGTCTATAAGTTTTTTGCAATGGTCAGTATCTATGTAACATCTTGGTAACGTCATTGTAGTGGCGTGTATGCCATCCTCAAGGGGTATTTTTGGCACTACCCTAAACCTTAATCCTAATTGCGTAGCAACCTCTCTCCTAGTCTTGCCATTGCCAAACTCTGTTACTTCAATATCGTGTGGTGCAAAGTGATCTTTGTAAACATAGTCTTTGTTATTAATCATTTTAATGTAGTAAGGTAATCCTTGACCTCTCTCCTCATGGTAATCAATAATGTTAATCCTACTGCCGACCTGTTGGTAAAAGATAATAGCACTATGGTCGGAAACTCCTAAATCCCAAGCAGTGGAGACTGGCAAGGCAGGATCATAAGGAACTCTAGTTAATTTATTGCTGTCATCCATATCTCCTACAACATCCCCATATACTGCACCTTCTATGTTAGCAATCCAATCACACTCAAATTCTTGGTTATATTTTTTTTCACCCATTATTTCTTTTGCCTTGACCAACTCATCTGCGTCTACAATTAGAGTGTCTGATGCTTTAGCTTTATAGTTAAACCAATCATCTGCTCCATTAGCGTGTTGATATAATTCATAGAAGTTGTTATTCATACCGGCAGGTGTACCAATAAAGACACAGTAACCTTTTCTATCAGATAAAGCAGGTCTAATTACTTCTGGAAATAACCTACTATTAACATTGGCATATTCATCAATTACACAACCATCAAGATATATACCCCTTAATCCATCTGGAGAATCTGATCCAAGTAAAGTAATTCTAGCACCATTAGGTAAATCAACTCTAAGTTCAGTTTCATTGAATTTTGTATTGGGTATTTTGTCAGTAAACTGTTTCATGTAATCCCAAGCAATAGACTTAGCCTGTTTAAATGTTGGTGCAACGTAGGCGAATCTAGGATTCTTTTCTTTGCAAGTAAGAGCTGATTTAATCAGGTGGTTGATCATGCAGACTGTCTTACCAAACCTTCTGTGACAGACTAGCACACTCCATCTATGTTTATCAATTTGTTGATGTAAGTACCTTTGATGCTTTCGAGGTGTATAGGGGATTTTAATATCCATATTTAGTGTACTGTACTATTACCATACTCATCATTAGGTATATAATCAAAGTCTAGTCGCTTCATAGCATGGATGCTAAATCTTTCAGAGGCTCTTTGATTGTTAAAGCCATAGAATTTAATGATAACATTGTTAGTGCCTTCTTCTATATAGCAGATAGATTCTACATCTTCTAAGTCTAGGTAATCCATATACTATATCTAGTTTGTTTGGTAAAAATTGTAAAATAAAAAATTTTAATAAGTGTGTACAAATTAGGGTGTGGGTTGTTTCTAGGGTAGATAGACGACTGTGTCTAAAGGTGTCCTAATCTTCCATGAATATATAGAGAGAAATCTGCGATCACTTTCTGGGGGTATCACCTTTTTAAAAAACCTAATTCGCAACATTACTAGAGAATAAACCTTTCATAATAACTAACGATAACTTATGATTATCAATAGTAATATGTATAATTAATAATAATTAGTTGGGGGTATCTAATATAGGTCAGTAATACTGACCGATCTTTAACTCGTAGAGAAAAAAAGAAGAAGGTAAACAAATGGATACGATCTATTTCATTATTATATTCTATTTCAATTTAATACTGTTGCAATAATACCACAATGAATTGTGTTCAAAATAAGTAATTATGTCAGAAATAAGGCGGAAGGTTAGGTTTTGAATTGTGTTTAAATTAAGATTTCATTGCCTTATTCTAGCCTTATTAATTTACGATTATAAAATATGAAAACAAATAAAAAAAAAGAAAATATGAACTACAATGAAAAACACCTACTTAAACAATTTGAAAATAAATCTAAATTTGATTTTGAAGTATTCAAAGATGATAATAATCCTAATAATTTTAGTAATGAATTTCATTTAAAATTTGATGAGTTATATTATCAAGTTTGTTATGATCAAAATATTAAAAAAGATTTAGCTAAAGAAATTGAAAACCAATAATAACAACTAAAAAGGGGAAAACATGAAAAAAACAAATAAAAAAACATTTTTAATTTCAGTTTCAAAATACTTTCATAAAGAAATAAATCATGATGAGTTAAAAAAAACTGAATTAACTGTAATAGTTAAAGATTGGATAGACGCAATAATAGAGCATAACAAAGTTTTTAAAAATCATTATGAAGTTGAAAATTATTCTATTATCGGTGATGGTAAAATATCAATAACAAACTTAAAATAATAAAACCTAAAGGGGTTTTTAATTAAACCCTTTTAAGATTTATTATAAAATAGATCATAACTAACAAAAAAAGGAACTAACTAAAATGAAAATAGAAAAAATGAAAAGTAGCAGGGGAAATACAGTACCAAATCAATTTATACTAACAGATGATAAAACAAACGAATATTTTAAAAGTTATAAATCTATGATAGTAAAAAAAGACTATGAAGGGGAATTTGTTAAAATATTTTTAGATAGAAAATATTGGAACTATTCAACTACTACAGGAAAATATAGAAATATATTTTTAAATGAAACAATAAAAGACACTAGAAAAAAAATAAAATCAGGGGAATATATTTTAACTGATCTTAATTAAGACACAATTAAACAATAAAAAGGAACTATGAAAAAATATAAAATAATTAAATTTAGAAAAAGTGGAACTCAAAAAGTTATGGAAAAAAATCTAACTTTAGATGAGGCAAAAAGATACTGCAGTAGACCAGACACTAGAGGCAAAAATTGGTTTTGTGGTTTTACTGAACAATAATAAAACTTTAAGGGGTTTTTATAAACCCTTTAGAGATTTATTATATAATAGATCATAACTAACAAAAGGGAACTATGAAAAAAGAATATATTTTATATGGTTTAAAAAAAGATGAAGAAGATTACAAAGAAGATATTATGTATGTTTCTTATAATAAAAATGACATGAAAAAAGCTAAAATGTTATCTATAAAAAAAGGCTATGTTAAGTTTAGACTTTCATCTTTTAATGG